TTATTCATATTTTTTTGCATATCCATTTTTTAAGTATATATTTTTCTTTCTTTCGGTCATAGTAAATAATGTTTTAGCAAACATAGTGCCTTTACTACTTATCCTTACTGCAACCAACACAAAAGCATTGTCTATTTTATATTCTTTTATATACTCTATTGAATCCTGATTAGGATTTCTTGCAACATATGTTGGATTATTTATTATATTCTTTATATCTTCTCCATATTTTTCATAGTCCTCAAAATGTTGTTTTTTCATATGCTCTATATTACTATCACCTAAGAATATAGGTAATTCTTCTTTATAATTTAAATCCAATAATTCTATTACTTTATAATTTACCATACCAATCTGTTTATTCATTTTACTTTCCTCTCTTGACTTTAATTATTTTATCATATATTGGCATTAATAACAATAATATGCATCAATAAATTTGGGTATATGGCAAAACTAAAATCATATAATTTTCTTTGTTTACAATAAATCTAAAAAAAGATAATAATAAAAATAGCAAGATATTACAAATCTCTGTAACCCTTGCTATTTTCATTTGTAATTATTTAGTGGGACGGCGTTCCCCACATCTCTTTTAAGACCATCTCTGGCGTGATAGCTGCCTTACTATCCTTAAATAATTACTTATTAATATAATGATTATTTATTCTCTAAATATTCATAGATTATTCAATTATATCAGAAACAACTCCTGATCCAACTGAACAAATTTTATGTTTTTGTATGTTTTTATATATTCTTGTATCACTTTATATTACTGGTTTTTAGCATTATTTGTTTTTTATTTATTCCTATATTATCTTGAACTAAAGTGTTAAAAAAGTGTTAAAGTTAAGAATAGTTATCTATACAATTACAGTCAATATCTTTTATTTTTTTGTTATATTTCATTATTTCTTTAATTTCTTCTGGAGTCCAATAGTCATTTTCTCTTTTCATTTCATATTTAAATTCTTGATATTTTTTCTCATTTATTACAACTATTTTTTCCATATGTTCTTCTCCTTCTTTAGAGAAACGCGTTTCTTTTTTATGATTAAATTATATTATAAAATTCGACAAAGTCATTTTGAGTCACTCAAATACTAATTTGCTCATAAACCAAATATGAGGAAGCTATAATGCTCCCTCAATTTTCTTTTTTATGTATTTATCTATCTGCATGCTCTGCTCTATTATATCTTCATATTCGTTATTATTTTTTATCATTAGTTCAAGCTTTTCCAAATCTTCTTTCATAAGCTTGTCCTCCTTTTTAATATAATAACAAATTTTATGTGAAAAGGCTGTCGAAACTTGTAAATAAATTTATAATTTTTTCAGTTTGTATTGCATAAATCCTTTTTATTTGATATATTATTCTCAAGTTGTTAATGACTCCTTCCAGTTGGGTGCATAAATTAGTTCATATCTACTATTTATAGCAGTTCAACTACTAATTTATGCACCCAACTCTTCGCAAGATTAGTTGGTTGCAAATACGTAAGAAGGAGGTAAAATACTATGGAAAAATACATAGGAATTGGCTTTGTAATTCTTTGCTTAGCTATACTAGCAGGAGTAGTTGGTATTTTAGGGTATCAGATGAATATAAGTAAAGAAAAAGTTGATATAAGCCCTGCAACAGCGAATATCAACCAATCCAATAAAACAACAGATGAATAAGGGCTTTTGCTCTTATTCTTTTATTTTATATCATTTGTATATTTTATATACTTAATTTCATAAGTTGTCAATACAGAATGTATATTTTTAATTTACTTTTAAATATTTTGTAATACTTCTGTAATATTATATTACTACAATTTCGAATTTTTGTCAATCACTCATTTTACATGTTAATACTACATTTTGTATAATTTTATGATTCATTGAAGTAAAAATCAACGTACGAAAATGAGTTTAAAGGCATTTTAATTATTTAAGAATATAGTTTATTGTCTAAGATTTAACGTATTCTTTCGCTATAGCGAATAGGTATAAAAAGGAGGTAGGATTGCTCCTACCGAATTTATTTGAATAATTTATTAAATGTATTCTTACCTACTATTCCATCTTGTGATAATCCATTTCTTGATTGAAATTCTTTTACTGCGCTTTCTGTTGCAGTTCCAAATATTCCATCTGCATCTATGTCGAATGAATGGCATACTAACATTGCTTGAATTAAATATGTGATATTTCCTTCTGCTCCCTTGCGAACATTTATGCAAGCATTGTAGGTGTTAGTTCCAAATATTCCATCAACCGCCAAGCCTCTTCTATATTGTTTGTTTAATTCTGTTTGTAGCCCTTTTACAAGTGCTTTTCTTGTTTCGTTTCCATAGATATTATCTACAGCAATATTTAGTCCGTATCTATCATTTAAAGTACTTTGTATCTTTGCCACGTTGCCTTTTGGAACGTTTTCTTGTGGCTGAGGTATAACTTTATTGTTTGTCTTAGAATTTGCAATCTCGTCAAATGGGAATTTGTCTCCTGGGCATGAGGTTGCACATACATCTCTATGAGCCTGTACTGTTGTTATATTGTACTTATTCTTTAAATATGCAACTAATTCTTTTCCTGCTTCTTTTTGAGCTTCTGGCATATCTTCTTCCATATAATTTCCTTCAAAGCATATTCCTAAAGAATTGTTATTTGAACCGTATGCATGTGCTCCCACTTTGTTTTCTGGACGAAGTCTATATATCTTACCATCTTTTCTAACTAAAAAGTGATATCCAGCACCGCTCCATCCATTGTTTAGATGCCATCTATGAATGTCCTCAGCAGAACAACTTTTAGCATCTGCGTGATGAAGGATTATTCTTTCTGTTGACTTTCTTGTCGACATATCTTTAAATTCTAAGTTAGTTTCTATTATATTCATAATATTCCTCTTTTCTTTTTTATTCTCTATAAAAAGCTGTGACTCTAACAACTACATTTTGAATTGAAGCATAATTTCTTATTTGTAATTCCCCACTTCTTCCACTCGTTGGGTTTTCCGGTTGATATAGAATATGAGCATAAACCCTATCCCATGTTTCATACACATTTACAATTTCTATATTAAAACATACAACTTTATCCAAGCTTAAATTAGGGAACATTGTTTTGAAAGCAACATTTGTAGAAGTGCTTACATTTATAAATTCATTAATGTACACAGCTGTTTTTATCTGTTCTTTTTCATTATTATTTATCTGATTTTTTGTTTGTTTTGTGATAGGTATCATTTTATTTTTTGAGAGCGATTGCAAATTCATGTTTTTATCAACCTAATTCATATACTGCCAAAACACTAGTATTACTTGACATATTTAAGCTATCTGTATTTAATGCAAATTCAGTTCCTTTTGAATTTATAGCAATTCTCCATCTAACAACTGTTGAGCCGTCGTAATATGAATGTTGTAAACTGTTTCCCACACCGTAAATATACGGAATAAATTCTATGTACGCTGATGACAAAGACTTTACCACAAATATATATAGTTTATTTTTTTTAAGTGGTTCATTAAATGGTTGATAACTATTTAATGCATATAAATTACCACTCCATATTTTTCTCATATTGTTGTTGAATTTACACTTTGGAATCATTCACAATCACGAGGAAGTATTGCTAACTTCTGTTGCTCTCTACTTCCTCCTTTGCTCCATTTTTGTCCACTAGAAATGTGGTGTGTGTGTGTGTGTGTGTGTACAGCCTCAAGGCTTTTGCGGTTTTATTCATACTACTTGTCCTCCTGATTAATTAAATTCTTAAACATTTCGTATAGTCCTGTAGAAGCTAAGCCGCTAAACATTCCTGTTAGTACTACTTCTGCATTTATACCGTTTAAATTCATTAATACATTAATTACTAATCCTAAAATTAGCATTATTAGTGGTATGTACTTGTTTGGTATAAAGTCAAGGCTATTTTTTATAACGTAGCCAACACATAAACATATTCCTACAACTACTATACTAAAATATTGTGTTAATACTGATATATCCATAATTTCAATTTCCTCCTATTATTTTATTTAATAATTAAAGCTATAACAGCACCAACAATCGCACCTACAACGGATAAGATTATTTTGTCTCTTATAGCTTTTTTAACTTCTTTATAATCTTTTGCTGGCTCATTTTCAATGTTGCCAACACGTGCATCTAGCTTATTTACATCTTCTCTCATGAGTTTTACTTCTGTTGCAATTTCTTTTATAGAGTATGTAAGTTCGTGAATATCTTCGAGTTTTCCTGACATTTCCTTAAATTTAATGTCATGTTCATCTAATCTTTTTGTATTAGATTTACTTCTGTCTTCTGTTTCTTGAAGTTTCATTATATCTGACTTTTCCATCGTTACCTCCTACGCTGTTCTTTTCCACATATAACATGTTATATATGGTTGTAGTAATGATAATGATGTAGAGCCTGCAGAACTTGTAGTTTGTTGTCCTGATGCAGATATTGTATGAATGTGTCCTTGTCCTCCACCAGTACTTTTAGCAAATTTTTCAACATTTCTTAGAGTTTTATTCCATGCGGTCGCTCCAGACAGAGCATTTGCTTCAGTTGATTGTGCAGAGCCTCCTGAAGTCTGCCAAACATCATGCGTATGAGCGGGTATTTGATTTATTGTTAGTGCTGTACTTCCAGTATTTCCACCGTGATTATGACTTGCTATCGTATGTGTATGTGATATATTTGCTGTTTTTGAGCCTCCAGTTTTTTCAACTGTATTAAAACTACTATCTGATGTATTAACTCCAACAGGTACTCTTCCAGCTCCCCATAATACCCATGTTCCGAATCCTAAATATGTAGCTGGATTTGTGTTTGTTGTTTCCATTCTGATATGTCCAACAGGATTTTCTGCTTTTTTCACTGAAAGAACTGCATCATTTATCATTTTTTGTATATCTCTCAAATTAGGTTGCACTATAATCACCGCCTTACTACAAAATCTAATACATCTCCCGTTTCAAGAGCCCAGTCTGTTGTTGTTTTTATCTTATTAGATATGCTATTTGCTGTTCCAACTTCTCTATAATGTCCATCTGTTCCGCTTGCATCAGAGCTTAACAATAATCGTTCTCCATTCAAGTACACGTCAATCACCGCTTGTCCGACCTTATAGTAGCACGGTATTGTTACTTCTGTTCCCGCCGTAACTGCAGATGTGATTTTTAGGTGATATTTATGTGTAACTAAATTTTTTTGCATTTTATTTAAGTTATATGCTGATAAAGGTATCTTGCCCGTGTATTTTGCTGGAGTTACTGTATGATTTACTCCATCGATGGTAACGTAAGCAGCTTGCGTTTTTGTACCATCTTCAAAATTAAGTATTTCCATTCTTTTCTCCTTTCTCAAGGTTTTCTATTCTTTGCTTTAGTTCTTCTATTTGCTTTTGTTGTTCTTGTATCGCCTTTGTTGCCGTTGCTAAAATCGGCAATTGATTCATATAATACCTTTCTTCTATTCCCTTTTCTTTATTAGCTTGTTTTTTGACTACAAAGTTTTTATCTATCTGTTCCATCTCTTGTGCAATATACCCTATTTTATAGTGAGTATTATCGTCTTTCTTGTCAAACTCTTTATGATGAATTTTATTAATAATATCTATTGCTGACTCGGAACTATCTTTTATGTTGCTTTTTATTCTTATATCAGAAGAATCTCCAGTCTGATATAAATGTACACAATCAATATTTCCATTATTGTCTAGTATTATTTTTCCACTCGCTAATACAAAGTTTCCGCTACTATCTATCATTATTGGATTGCTATCATCTCCAAAAATTCTAAAGGTTTTTGTTCCATTTGAATTGTTATATACACTGAAAATTTCCTTGTTATCTCTTGTATCTCCATAAAACAAGTCTTCTCCAATCTCAAAACATAAACTATCATTATTATCATAAATCTTTGACTTTTTAAGCCTAATCTTATTGAAATTCAAAATAATATCGTTTTCAATATGAAAACCATAATCGTCATCAGAATTTCCACCAAGATATATAACTGGAATATAAGTTGTCTTCCCATTTTCAGCAGTGGTCTTATAGCCCCAAGCCATAAAATTGTTTGTTGATTTTTCATTTAATGCGAACATTAAACTTTTGTATATATTATCGTAAGAAGGAAAATAACAGTCAAAAGCACCAATATCCATAGTTTTACCATTGTTATAAAAGTGCTGACCAGTTTTGTCCAAAGCCATAAGAATTTTTTTGTTTTGATCTAATATCGCCAAACTTGCATTTCCATTAGCAATCATCATCTGTATATAATCAGATATTTTATTCCATGCTATTTTTATTGCTTCAGAATTAACCTGTAACTCAGTTGAAAGTTCCTCTTTTCCCAACTTTTGTTTTGCAAGTAATTGAATTTGGTATGCTGTCTGATTTATTGCAGTGCTAAGCTCTAATTTAGTAGCATACATATCCGTTAAGTCATTTTTAATGATGTATTCAGCGTAGAACTTGTTGCCTGTCATATCTATTAAATATATGTAATTGTCTCCTTCAAACAACTCTATCTTCGCATCAGCCAAAGTCTGCTTGACTGGATTTTCTAGCTCTTCTAGCACAAGATATTCTGTTAGCTTTAACTTACGCAAAACGTAAGCTTCATCTTTAGTAATAACTATACTGTCACTTATATTTCCGTTTGTTCTTAGTTCTTCTATATTAATAACGTATTCTTTTTTGTCTGCAGAAGGATTCGTTCTGCTTTGCTTGTCTACTATTATTTTGTACTGCACATTACATCACCTCCTGATTTACGTTTAAGTCTGATGATGGATATAAATCCTCATCAGGATATAAGTTGCATTCATACTTCTTGTTTCCCTCAATTATTAAGTTCAAAATGTTGATTTCTTTTGCATTCTCTAAATGTACTTCTGTTATTCCTTCAACATCTCTCTTATAGTCAACTGTGTCTGCTACTTTTTGTTTAATCGAATCTATGTCTTGCTTTACCTGAGTTATCTTCTCTTCGTGCTCTGTAGTTTCATTGACTAAGTCTTGAATTGAGCCTTCATTTTTCTTTGCTAATCTTTCAACTTTTAAAGTTTTCTTTTCTTCTTTTTGGGTTACCTTGTATTCAGTATTTGTCTCGTCTGGTATATCCGCTTCACTATTGCTTGTTATTCCTGTATTAATTGTAATATTAGCCTTTAAATAAAAAGTCTTGTAAAAATTATCGTTTCTATCTCCCAAATCAATACAATCACATGGTTCTAACCACATAACACCTAAGTCAGATGCTTCATAAGAGTAATATTCTAAACCTTTTACTTGCTCAAACATATCTTCTATTACTTTTTCTCTTTGCTCTTGTAAAAATTCATTTTCGTCAAATCTTATTTCACATCTTCCATTTTGAGTGATACTTTCCTCATCTATTGATTCAATATTATCCTCTGTACTTCCTCTTCCTAAAACTAATGCATTTAGTGGTCCAAATTTTTCTTTGACTAATAAATTGGATATATAAGATTTATCTAACTGTTGAACTACGATATTGCTAGGTTTACAAAGATATAACTTATTCTCTTTTATAAAAACTGTTGTCAGTGTTGCTTCAGCAATTTTTTCTAAGACATCTCTATATGTAATCTCTTGATTTGTAAAAAAATCTTCATTTACTGTCAAATTTGAGTTGAAGAAGTTCGTTGAATATAGGCCGACTTTGCAAACTTCACACATCTTCTGTACCAATCTTATTATTGTACAAGGATACGTCAACTGTAATTCTGACTGCTTAAATGTTTTCATAAATCTAATCATTCTGTCATACCCTGTTACCGTTATCTCTTCTTTTTTCTTGTCATCTTCCATATCTTTTATATAAAAATTACCTAAATCTATATACTGAAAAGCATCATTTATATAAAGACCGTATTTAAAATTTATATCTTTATCTTTGAGCTGATTTGCTGTCTTGTCCGTAATCTCAACTTGTTTCATTATTGTCTTAAATAATTTGCCTTCAAATGAATAAATTATTTGTTTAATTTTAAATAGATCATTTCCTGTCGTGATTTTAATGTCTTGTTGTTTTATCTTCTTCGTCCTTAATTTGAAATTATTATTCATTTCTATCATACAAGTTGTGGCCTCCTATCTATGGCCGTCAAAACAACAGAAAATTCGTTCCAGTATCCTCCACAGGCAAGCGGACTTGATTTTATAACTTGTCCATTATAAAAATCTTCTGTGAATAAATCTCCTTGCTTATAGTCTCCCATATCTTTTTCTAACGAAAATTGAACATCCTCCAAAAAAGGATGTTCAAGCAATTTTTTTATTAGTTTGTATTCTTCATCAGATACGATTCCGAATTTCACTTCTAAAGTCGTAAAATATCCAATAAAGACTCCGCTATAATGGCCATCTAATGCATTTCTTCCTGTACTATCTCCCCATAACGGTTCGGGGCCAGGAGTTATAGAAATAATTCCTGGCACCTGAGTATTGTTTACTATTAATTTTGGTTCGTACATATTAACCTCCATTTGTTGCGAATCTATTTTTATTCTTTATTTTTTCAAGTCTTTTGTTTAACTCATAACCATCAATATATAAATTAGAGTCAAAGCTTAAATTTGCTAAAATTTGAATTATTCTTTCAAGTAGTGTTATAACTTTTTCATTATTTTCTAATCCCATCTCTTGATTAGCTTTCTTATATAATGCCATTAATTTATCTTCTGGCGCAACAATCTCTCCTTGGTGTCTATTATCTCCTATCATGGCTAATTGAGGCGTGTTAGCTTTTACATATCCTCCTTGTGCCAACCTTGGTAAATTAACTCTTTCTATTTTTCCAACATTTACACCTGGAATCAAGTTTATTATTCCAATCGCACCGTTTATTAAACCTATTGCTCTATTTATAGTTCTCTCAATTAATGAAATAACTCCATTAATTCCTGCCTTTACAGCATTAGAGATGGCATTACCGATGCTTGTTCCCAAATTAGAAAAAGAATCTTTTATTCTTTGCCATATTCCATTAAAGAAATTGCCGATATTACTAAATACTCTTGTAATTCCATTGTATGCTTGTTGAAATATGTTAGAAAACCACTGTCCAACATTCGAAAATGTATTTTTTATTCCATTCCAACAATTTATTGCAGTTTCTTTTACTTTGTCCCAATTTTTAATTAACAATATTATTATAGCTATCAAAGCAGCTATTGCGACCACAACCAGTGTTATTGGTGAGGTCAATACAGCTAATGCTGCGTTAAATAGCCATGTTGCTACTGTAGCAGCTGTAGTTGCTGCTGTACTAGCAATGGTTGCTGCTGTATTTGCAATTTTAGCCCCTGTATTTATAACCCACTGAGCTGCTTGCTTAACTAATGCCGTAGTTCCTGAAGCAATACTTACTACAAAGTCTTTTGCATACATCAATGTCAATGCAATCGTTTCTGTTTTGTCTGCAATCTTTGCAATTACATTTCCAAGAATAGCATTTTTTAATAATCCTAATGCAGCAACTACTCCTCCAGCTTGTTGTATAAAAGACACTAACTCTATAACTTTCCACGCTCCAAAAAAGCCTAATACAGCTTTTCCCATTTCAGTAACTACACTCTGATTTTCACTCATCCAATTTCCAATTCTTGATAAAGTATCTGCTAATAAATTAAGCGTGTTTACTATAGCTCCTCCAGTCCACTCTGCAATAGGCTTTAAAAAACTGTCCCAAAACCATTGAAAAACTGGTTTAAATGCTTCAATTAAAGGATTTAGAACCTTTAAAGCTCCTGCAATTAAATTTAAAAATGCAGGAAGTAAATCTTGTATAGTCCATTGGGCTAATGGAACTAAAACATTATCATATAACCATTTTAAACCATCTTTTATTGTGGTTATCAGTGGTTGTGCTGCTTCTTTTACTTTGTTAAAAGAATTAATAAGCGGTTCAAAATTAATATCGCCAAATATTTTCCCTATATCACTTGCTTGTTTTTTTAGATTATCTGTTAAATTTAGTCCACTTGTATCTATTTTTCCTCCTGCACCACTTCCACTTGAAGAACTATCATCTTTCTTTAATATTTGTGCAGTATCAAATGAAGCCAAACTTTTTAGATCTTTAGCAGATTTTTTGGCACTATCTCCAATTCCACTCACAGCATCACTCGCTTTTGATGCATCTGATGCTAAATTTGAAACAGTGCTTGTGCTATCATCTCCACCAGCATTTCCAAATATCATCTCTGTAAATGATTTAAAAGCATTTGCTAACACTTGAAGTTTAGAAAGCACCATATTTATTCCTTTTACAATAGGTGTAAATATATTAATAAAACCTTGTCCTAATGCTGCTTTTAATTCATTAAACCTTAAACTTAATACCCTTGTTTGGTTTGCCCAACTATCACTAGTTCTTGCAAAATCTCCATTTGCTATATTCAATTTATCTAATACAAATTTATATCTTAAAGCCACTTTTTCCTGTTCAGACATTTTAGACGTTGTTTTTCCATAACCATTTGCCAATGCATATTGATCTAATGCATTCTGTGTCATTACAACACCTAAATCCTTTAGAGTCTCTGTTTCACCAGTAAATACTGATTTTAATTTTGTATATGCTTCATCACTTGATAAATTATAGAATGAAGCAACATCTCCAGTAAGTCCTGTTAATGTTTCTGACATTGCTAATGCTTCTTTATTCGAAAAATTAAACGCTTTTGCCATCGCACCAAACGTACCAACATATTTCTTTGTTACTGTTTGTCCCAAACCAAATTGAGTAATTGCATTTTCGGCAAACTTATTTACTTCTGTATTTAAACTTCCAAAAGTAACATCAACAACATTTTGTACTTCTGTTAAATCAGAGCCTAAATTAATACATTCTTTACCAAAATTTACTATTGCTTTAACAGAGAATGCTGCTAACGCTAATTTACCAATTTCCTTTAATGAGTTCTCTATTCCTGAACTTTTTATTGTATTTGTTGCATTCTTTAGTCCTTTGTTAAATGGATTTGAATTTAGCAATAATTCAAAGTCAACAGAGCCCACATTCGTACTCATACCTACTCCTCCCTTCTTTTTTAGGATAAAAGCAGGTATTGGCTAACTACTCACCACTAATGGTTGTGTTGCTCACTCTGTCTTTTTCATCTATATCAATTTTAATTGTTTTCTTACATCTTATACATTTTATTTCACCCTTGCATTTTTCAACCTTTAATAAAAGTTGATTACAATTAGGGCATCTTACTTCTGTCATTTGTTATCACCAGCCATTTCTTTAAATGCTTTTTGAAATTCTGTAATAACTTTTTCATAATCTTCTTTGCTCATTTTCTTTGCTAATTTATTTCTATATTTCCATCTTATATTTTTTTGCTCTTGTGTGAAGTTTTTTAACATTTCTTCATCATCTTCACTGCGAATTTGAACAATGTTTCCGCAGTGGTGTATCTGGCATCAACCCAGATATAAGATTACACAATTCTGCATAACTCATTGTGTCTACTTCTTTTCTTATTCTTATTCCATATTGTTTTGCTAAACTTGCCTCAATCAAAGGCCAGTCTTCTTCCATGTCGTACCATAATTCTGTTTCATTATTTGTTTTGAAATCGTTTTTCCATTTCCTCATAAGTAATTTCATTTACTTGTGCCATTATTGCTATAATAATAACTTTTAAGTCTGCAACTTTTACTTTCATTCCTTTTATTTCTTCTAATGCTTCTTTTCCTAGTAATAATTCTATTGCTTTAAATAATCCATCTAAACTATCGTCTTTTTTAAATAAATCTTGTGCTTTCAACATTGTTTCTGCTCCGCAGTCTACTTCATATGTTTTACCTTCTGCTATTGTTATTGTTTGTGGTTCGTGACTTAATTTTGAACTAATATCTATATTTGCCATTTCAAATTCCTCCTAAATATATTTATAAGAGGCCTTTAAGGACCTCTTACTTTTTAATATCTTATTTTTTTACCGCTTGTGTTGTTTCAACACTTTGTGGTGATGCTTCTGTGTATGTTGGTTTTCCATTTGACATTACATCATACTCTAAAGGTCCAACTTCTGTTGATTTACCAATTGCCATATTTGTAATATTAAATATAGCATTTTCAAATACTAATTTGTCTCCATTTGGAAAAGTCCATTGAAATGTTCCTTCTGCATCTCTTCCATTCTTCATAAAGAATCCAGCAACATAATCATTACCTTTATCTCCATAATTTCTTTTTCCAGATACAGAAATTGTAATAGATTTAGATGTCATCAATCTTCTAACCCATCCTTTTGTATCATATGGGTTCCATTCTTCTACTCCATTATCTAATTTAACGCTAAAAGATTCCATATCAGCAATGTCGCTTAATGATTCTAAACTTATTCCAGCTTGAAATTGATTTTCGTAACATGGATATACTCCTGATTTTGTTCCCATTATTTTTCACCCTTTCTATATAATAAATTTAATTCTATTGAAAACTTGTAAATATTGTTTTCATCTGCACCTAAGTCAATAGGTCCATTATATAAACACTCAATTGAGCAATTATAATCATCAATAAAAAAAGAACTACAGTCTAATAGTTCATAAATCTTATTGGCCATTGTTTCAGCCATATTATAATTTTTAGTCCATCTTAACAGTAATGTAACTGGTAATATTCCATAACTTTTCAACTTTTTATATTTAGAATTATCTTCTAATTGTCTACGATTAGCATACAAAGCAATTGCTTTATCTTGATTTTCATCCATTTGTCCTATATACCATTTGGGGCAGTCTGTAATAATATTTTTTAAATAATCTCTTATTTTAGATACACTCATTCTTGCTATCATTATCCATTTCTCCTTTTTAACATTTGTTTAAAATATTTTATTGGTAAATCTTTCTTGATTCCACTAATATAATCATCAAAATAATACTGTTTTGCATTAGGATTTTTACCTTGTTTTATATGTATTTCTGGGTCGAAATAAACCTTTCTTGCATATACTGTATCTACAACTATTCTAGCCACGCCTTTTATAACTTTTTTATCATCTACAAAAGTGCTATCATTTTGCATTGTACCAGTATCAAATGGCATTGTTTGACTTTGAATTAAATCTGTTTTTACCGCTTCTGCAGTATCTATCAATGCTAATCTTGCATTTTCTAATAATCCATTTATATTTTTAGTATTATACGTTATTTTCATATTAAATCAACTCCAATGTTGTATGATGAACGGTTCCATCTGGATTTCTTGGTCTACTTGCTTGATAAATTTCATATTGTATGTCATCTATTATTACTTGTCCACCACTTATTTTCCTTATAGTTGGTGCTATATCTCCAAGTAATATTACTTTTCCCACAAGTTGAATCTTTCTTCCATCTGGACTAATTATAACTTTAGTTGTTTCAACAAATCTACATTTTTGATTTTCTAAATTCAAAGAAGTTAAAGGCTCACCATCTTCTGATAAGCCTTCTTGATATATAACTACATCACATTTATTATTTAATAATCTTTCCAAATGTTTTGGATTTAACCTTTTTATCATATAATCCTATTTGTTAATCCTGTTCTTTTTAAATAGAAAAAGGCTAATTTTGATATATTTAGTTTATCTGCCATATCTTGTGATTCCTTTTCATTTACTGTTAAGTCCCCACCTATAGAATAACTAGATATACTGTTATCATCATATAAGCCTTCTTCTTTTATATATTCTGCTTGTAAACAAGTTGCTTTGATTATTAAATCTTTTTGTTGTGTTGTTAAATTATCAAATCCTCTTCTTTCAATTCTTGTTAATGTCGCTCTGTTGACATCTATTGAGGCTAACTCTAAATTTTTTTCTATTTCTTCATCTTCTAATACTTTAGAACCATATTTTGAGTAATCCTCTTTTGTTGCATAAACATTTATCATTTGCAACACCTCTTATTTTTCTTTCTTTTCTAATTCTGCAATTTTGGCTGTTAGTTCCTCATTAACTTTTGCAATTTTCTTTAATTCTTTTTCTAAATCTTTAGAAGCTACTTTTTTAGTAGCTCCTAATTTTGAATATCCTCTAGCTTCATATTGTGCTAATTCTTCTTCTTCAATAAGTAATAGTGCATTACCTTTTTCGACTCTTATTTTAGACATTGTGCCCTCCTATTCTCCAGCATATTCAGTTGTATCAACATCAACATATATACTATCAATTTTATTATCTTTTCCGTTTGGAAAAACAAATGTATCAGATAATGAGTGATCTTGATATAAATATCCATCACCTTCTGTATGTGAACCTGGTGCAAAATAATATATGTTAGATATCTTTGGAACTGTTTTTACAGTTTCAAGAGATGCAATTAAAACATTTATTTTATGAGAACCTGTTACAGCTTCTATTCCTTTACCTGGATCAGCAGTTACTTTTTCAACTGGTTCAAATCCATCTGTAAAATCAAATTTGTCATAAAATCTTTCATCATCTATAACTTCCATAATAGTTACACCATCGATGTCTGTAATTCTAGTTTCTATACCAATGCCACCTTCTGCTATCTGTGTCATTTCTATTTTTCTTGTGAAGTCTGTAGATTGTTCTAATAAATCCATAATAAAACTTCTAACATAACAAATTAATGAACCATTTTTTACATATCTTCTTAATTTTCCAGCACTAAGCATACCTTTTAATTTTGTAAATACATTTGCTTTTGTCCACTCTGATTCAGCTGTAGAACTATGATACCCTGTTAATTTTTGTGCTTCACTTGCTACTTTTGAAAAGAAATATGCGTCCATCTCTGGAACTTGTTGAGTTTTATGGAATGTTTTAGATATATTTTTTATTGATGCTGTTTGATTTGTTTCATCAACATCTGCTACATCTACTAAAAATTCAATATCTCTATCATGTGTAACTGTATAAGGTACATCATTTTGTTCATAACTACCTTTATTCCATCCACCATTTCTATTATGTGATTTATAACCACTTGTCTTCATTTGTGTAAAATGAAATGTTTTAGCACCTACCCATTTAACGTTTGATGTTATAAATGGTGATGTTAAACTATCTTGCTCCATTATTTCTAATAGGTCTGGAAGCCAAACCTCTGCATAATTCAATGAATTTGCCATAATTAATTACCTCCTAAAATGAATTAAACCTGTTCCATCTTTTTGTAGCTACAGGCTTTTTGTCTTTTTGATTTTCATCAGAGTTACTTTGTGTTGCTCCGAATTTAAATCCTTTTTCTTCTTTTTCTTCTTCCTTTGCTATTTTTAACTCAGGAAATTCAGAAATTACTGCGTTGATTTCATCTTCTAGTTTCTTAGCATCTAATACACCGTTTTCTAGAACTTTTGACATATCAACTAATCTTGCTGCTCTTTCAACTTTTTTGACATCTACACCAGCTTTGGCCATAGCAAGTGCTATTTTGTCAGTATAGTCTGTTTGAACAGTCTCTTTTTGCTCTTCTTGTCCTTTGTCTTCTTGTTTGTTTTGAGTGTCTTGAACTTGTTTAGAAGTTTCACCTTGCTCTGCTTTTTCAGCACCTTTGGCATACATTCTTCTAATAAATCCGTCTAGCTCATCTTGATTTTTGAAAACTATTGAACCATCATCACCTTTTTGTGCTACTTGTTTTTTAGTTTTCTCACCCTCATTTTTGTTTTCAGCTCTTTGCTCTTTTTGAGCATTATCTGTTGTAGTTTGAGTATCTACATTTTCTTTTTTTTCGTCTTCCATATTGGAACCTCCCCCGTTTAAGGTCCGTCGACCATAATTTTTACAATAAAAAAAGAGCCTTTTAAGACTCTAATTCTAAAAATGGCACAAGTTAATGGATTTGAACCACTATCAACAGTTTTGGAGACTGTTGTGCTACCATTGCACTAAACTTGTATATAAAAAAACACCTACATTTCTGTAAGTGTTTATATTTTATTTATCTAAATTATCAATTGCATATTGAGCTTCACTCTTCGTAAATCCTTCTACTGACGATACTAGCTGATTATATATTGCTTTGCTTGACATATTCATGCTTGTTTGATATGTTTTTGCTTTTTCTAAAGCATTTTTATTCCAATCTGCTTCTATATTATCAATTGCATATTGTGCTGCTTCTTTTGTAAAGCCTTCTATTGATGATGTTAGTTGGTTATAAATACCTTGTTTCGACATATGTAAAGAATTAGAATAAGTTTCTGCTTTTTTTAATGCATTCTTTTCCTCTGTAGTAGGTTCTTTTCCCAATGAATATACTATAGTAATTTTGTCCCCTTGATGAGCCACTGTATTCGCTAAAATACTTTGACTTACAAATTTTCCTTTTGTGATATCGTTTGAATACTCTTCGATTATTTTACAATTGATCTTATTTGTATCCATCCATGTTTTGGCTTCTTCTTTTGACATTGTACTAAAATCTACTATTGTAACTTCTACTGAGTTATCTTTCTGATAACTGTTAGTTGAAGTAGTCACGGTTTTACTATTTTGAGTCACACCTATAATTATTCCTAGGCCTACAATAATTATCCAAAACCATCCTCTTTTGTATAATGCTTTTGTGGATTCTTTTTCATATCTTGCCATATTTTTTCCTCCTTTTATTTATATTATAAAAGAAGTATATCACTTTTTCTCGGCATAATTTGTCAAAATTTGTCGAATAATACAAAATTTTATTTTTTGTTAAACCATTTATCAATTTTTCCGTTCTCAACTGCCTTTGAAAACTCTTCTGCCTCTTTTTTCATTTCACCTGTTATTTCAACTTTCTCATTTATTTGAATTGGTTTAGGTATTTCATTTATCCATCTAGGATTTTTCATTAAATTTCCCTCCATAATAAATAATATTTGTCATCTATTTTCTTTACGTTTTCAACAATAAACTTACTATTTCTTGGATATAATATTTCAGCTTCATCTGGATTAAAGTTTCTTAAGTCTTTTGCTTTGCTCGACACAGTATATATTATTACATTAGCATTTTCATTGTAATCAGATTTACTTGAAAATGATAAATATTCATTGAACATTATTGGTTTATTTAATTTATTCATATCTATAAATTCTTTTAATTTTTTACTACTTCTTATGTCTAAGACTCTTACTATTGTTCCATTGTAGTCATTACATTTTTTCAGTGCTTCATCCAAGTGTTTAATTATGTTCTCTTGAGCATTATCAAATTTGAGATTATTCCTTAATATTTCGTTTATCTTATAACTTTCTGAACTAATATATTGATTTATTGCGTATTGTTCGTCGTTTGACAATCCTATTTTACTACTTTCTATTTGGTTTTGCAATTCATTAGCTTTACTTTGGTAATTTAATACATTTTCAGGTAATAAACTTCCTACTGCCAATCTTTCATATTGTTTCTGTCTTTGTTGTAAATATTGAGTATAAGTATCTTCTTTATCATGATTGTGTTTTGCTTTTTTGACTTCTTCTGGCTCATTATTTATGCCCTCATAATATGTGCTTGCACCATGTTGGCACCTAGGATGAAATAACCCTCCTGCTATTGCAGTGCTTAATAACGGATATTCTCCATCATCTTCTTTTCCTCCAGACCATACATCGTCTATATATACTCTTCCTTCCCACGGTGTACATGCGTCACATGCACCACCATGTTTTGATATATATACTAATGGATTGCCTAATTTCTTTCGCATTTCACCTTCTCCCATTAGATTAGCTCTTTTATTAGCTGTCCTAATAGCCATGTCACAATAATCAGCTATATTATGTCTTGTACCATTTTTGTATTCAATACAATTAAAGCCTCTTGCTAAAAATTCTTTACTTGCCATATCAATAGCTTGTTTTACTGTTTCTGCTCCTGTATTAGCAAATACTTGTGCTTTATATATAATCTGTCTGTACTGATCATCAGCCATTCTCAATGTTGCATATTTAACATCTTTCATATCATATTTAGTACTTTTTATTAGTGCATCTAATTTTCTGTGATTTAATCCAAAAAAAGACCCACCCAATTGTGAATCTTCTTTCTTTATTATTCCTGCTTTTATAGCTTTCTTATTTGTTCTACTAGCACCTTCTCTAAATTGCTTTCTCATTCGAATTTTAGTCCATATGTTTATCTGTTTATTAAATCCTTTGAAAATTTCTTTATTTTGTTTTCTGTACTGCTCTAACTGCTTTAATTTTAATGCTTGCCATTGTGGCCAATCAAATCCTTTTGCTTTTTCGTCTTCTTTATGACTCCATAATGTTCTTCGCATAGACGCAATTAATTGTAACTCTATTTCTTCCATTACTTTTTTTATATCATATTCATTTTGCATTTAATCACCTACTCTAATGGTTCCATTATATTAGGTTCTTCTTTTTTAATTATTCCTGCTTCTTCTTTTAGTCTTTTTACTTCTTCTTCTTTTTCTTCTTTTGTTAAACTATCACCGTACATTGTATCAACTGTTTTTTCAATGCTCATTACATTTTGACCTGGCCTAGCCTTTGATACCGTTTCTACTGTTGCTTCAAAACTTGGATTAGCATATTCTTTGAAATCAACTATGGCTGTATACTCTCCTGCTATTTTTTCTTGTGCTAAATCATATGTTTTTAAACATATTGTAACCAACTTAGGAATAACCTTTTCTAATACGTCAATTACTTTACCTCTTGTATATTGTGTTGCCTTTTCTTTTTCTCTCTGTGCATCTGCATTATCAAGTTTCTTTACGTCTATTCCTAATGTTGATGGGCTTATTAATCCTTGTAAACATAAATCTAATGCAGTTATATATGACTGCAACATACCTTCGTAATCAAAATCTCCTTTTTCTCTTGTTATCTTGCTGCTTTCTGTTTCTGTTGATGAACTGCCTGTTTTTGCATATCTGTTATCAAATGTATTGGGCTTTAATAAATTGCCATTGTCGTCTGTCGGAATTAAATCTTCTGGAATATATGTTATTGTTCTATTATCTCTTAATGCATCTATCCATTTACTCCACACTTCGTCAAAACTATCGAACGCATCCAATTTTTTCTCTAATATACTTTGTCCTCTGCCTTTATATTTCTTTGATTTATTAAACATCATAGGTACAGCCAACATAAAATTTGTGTCTCTTGGTTCTTTTAAATCTGCTGTTTCTGGAATAGCTCTGTAATTATCCATTAATTTGTCATTTTTGTATAGTTCATATTTTATTCCATTTTTTGAGTATTTTTCAAATAAAGTATAGCAAGCATCTTTTTTATTGTATTTATTTTTAAAGTTTATTCCTGTTATCCTTCCTCTTGTATATTCGTAATCAACATCTTGTCCAGAATAAAACTCTATTATTGGATATTTACTTATGTCTGTATCATAACTTATCTTAAATGCACCATCACATTGCACAAATACATCAATTATTGCTTGTTTTAATGTTTCTTTAAAGTCATTTTCTTTTGCTATTTCTTCCCAATTTGTTTGTGCTTCATTGTTTCCTTTAACTTCTATTTTATTAAAACTATCAACTATTATATCAGCTAACATATCAACTATCATAGCAGGTAATCCAGTATGTATTTTTCTGATATTTATACCAGTTGTACTTTGTGCTGCCCAAAACTTAGCATTTCCCATCAAGTCATCTGTTTGTGTATAATATTGATGTAATTCTGAGGCATCTCCTCTATACCACAATAGATTTCTAAAACAATTACCTTCAAATGTATTTGTTTCTTGTATTGTTATTGTGTCTCCTACGCTTGGTTGTATTTCTAACCAATTTCGTATTACATTTTTTATTTTGTCATTGACTGTTCCCATTTTATTCCTCCAAACTTTCAGTTGTTGCAATTTCACTATCTTGACCTTCTATTATTCTAATTACTTCTATTGGTGCTTGTTCTTTATATTGTTTATATTTTAATTCCTCTTGTATTAATTCTTCATATCTACTTTGATCTATCTCAATTGTTGGTGTTTGAAATAATGTGCTTCTTGTACTCATATATTATTCCTCCTCATCTTTTATCAATTTCTTTATTACTTCCCAATTACCAATTTTCTTTTTGTGTGGTAACCAAGCATATTGACAACCATTTATGCTGTGGTCATTTCCGTCTTCTGGTTGATTATCTTCATCAAATGAATATTTGTTACATTCATCTATATAGTCTTTGCAAGTTTCAACAATTAAAAAATCACCAGTATTCAACCAACTTTCTTGTAATTGAACTCTAGTGATTATCTTTGTCTTTTTCCATGCATTTTCAAAATTATATACTAATGCATTTTGCCTTTTAGCTTTGTTTGCTTCCATTATTGTTCCTTGGTCTGCATTATCTATAAAACAAGTTCTTGCAAATCCCCATTCATTCTTGAACTCTTCCATAAATTGTATTATCCACTGAACTACATCACTTGGCGCAAACGGAATTGTTCTATCTCTATTATTAAATGTTCTTTCTTTCAGCAAAACACATTTATTATCTGTTGTTATGCCAATGCCTTCTAAAGTTACTTTATCATGACTTTCTTTTGAGTACGACGTATCACACCCAACAGAAAATGCCTTAAATTTCATCTTCTTTGCTTCTTCTACTGTTATTATATTTTTAGGTTGTAAATTAAAGCATAGTCCCGTTGCCTTTCCTCTTAGTCCTTGTATTTTGTTTTTATACATCTTTGTTCCTATTGGTGTTGCATCTATTTTTTCTTGTATATCTTCTTTTGTAAGTGCTGCATTGTCGTAAAAAGTAAAATACCAGTGTACCCAACCTTTTACATGAGGTTCTTTTAATTCTTTTAGTAATTCTGTTGGATAATCTTTTTCATACTTTGGTATTGGTCTACTTTTATTTATAAATTCTTTATATATGTCTAATGATGGATCATCTGGATTTGATGTTGTCATCATGTATTTACATCTATGCGTAACTTCTCTCATAAACTCCATATCTGCTAGATTTACTTCATCAAGATACACACAACCAACTTGTCCACCTAGGACTTTTTTCCATCTTTTTTTATCACCATAGCCACATACATATATTATCTTTTCACCTTTATTTGTATCATATCTTATATGTGGTAATCTTATTTTGTCTTTTCCTTTTGGCCAATACTCTGCTATATCTTCGAACTGTTCTAGTAAGCCATTTTCAGAGTTTATTACATTCTTTTCTACTGTTCCTACATCATCACCTGCAATAATATGATATTTTTTATCAGAATCAGCGACCATACACATATACTTGAATATTCCTACCGTTGTTTTTCCTGCTGCAGTTGTTCCTTCTAAGAACTCTCTCTTGCATTTTGTTTGTAGGAACTCTTTATATTTTTGACTTAATTTTAACATTACACATCATCTACACTTTGCATTTGATTCAATATATCTGATATAGCATTTTTCTTTTCTTCTTTTTCTTTAACATTTACATCCATTTTGTCATTAAATATTCCTAAATGCCTTCCTAATAGTTCAAGAGCTTTTGTTTTATCTAAAAGTCTTACTTTTTGTGTATCTCCTATTTTTTCCCTGTCATCTCCATACCCTTCATATTCTTCTAAAGTTTCTAGTGATGATATTGCTCCTGCTGTATCGCTATCTATATCTGCAACGTTTTTTAATTGTCCATTTTCTGTATATAATTTTCTTATATCTAAAAACGCTATTTTGGCTAATTCTTTTATTACCATATCTTGTGTAACTTCTGTTCTTTTTTCTATTTCTTTTTGCTTTTCAGATATGTATTCTTGAACCTTAACATTTCTTAACATTCTGCTTGATGCTGCATTAGCTGTTTCATCTTTTTTACATCTTGGATAAGCAACCTTATATGCTCTTGTTGCATTAAGGTCGATTAAATATTCATCACAGAATCTCTTTTGTGCATCTGTCATATAAGATCACCTCTCTTTCCTTTATTTTCTTTTAAGTTGTTTTATCATTACATCTATTATTGTAACAAAAATAAAAAGAGTAAATGCTATTGCTATTACTACTATACAACTTAATATTATTCCTAAAAATATGTTCCACATGGTCTTATGCCTCTTTCCCTGTTACTTTGTCTACTATCTTTACTATAACATCTGCTTCCCATACATAGTAACTTCCAATTTTTGATACTTTCTCGTTTTGATTTTCTAATATTACTTTTTTCTGCTCCGAATTTAATTTTCTATTTGCTTTTATTTGACTTATTTGTGAATTATCACATTCGTATCCTTTTTTATTTAGTATAGTTACGACCAAGTTGTTTTTTGCTTTTGATATTTTCATACTAAGATTTTTCAACTTCTTTGATTTTACCCTTAAATACATCTTTGTTCTCCTTTATTTCTTTATGTTTAAAGCAATAATTATAGTGCCTGCATCTCTCACATTTATATTTCATACAATTTTCGTAATTAATCTTCTTTTTCATAGTACGCACACTTTGTTATGACTACGTCATTTAAGGCAGATATTCTTATCTCGCATAGATCCTTATCTTTGTTTTTACAATTCTTACAATTTTCTTTTACATATTTCTCATATCTTTCTTCGTTAGTCATAACAACACCTCTTTCGTTAATTTATAAAGCACTATAAAATGATGTAACTGCACATCAATTTATACTATTTTACGGCACTAGGAGCTCCTATACTAGAAAGGAGCAATTACCTATAACCTAGATTTATAACTTTATTGTTATCGTAAAAATTACTAAAAACGCTATTTGTTTTCGTATAATAGTAAACCACTCTTTGTAATTGCATCTAGCATCGCCAAAAGAGTAAAAGCTTTGGTTGCGATGGTTAGAGTTGCACTAACTATCTTCAGCTTATGAGACTGACGAGATTTCTGGTTCTCCACAATCGCAATATGTAGGCAATGTATTTTAGCCCATTGCCTTAAAGGCTTACTATATTTCTATTTATATGCCTCTAATATAGAAAAAGGTTAAGGCTTAACTAGAATTGCCTTTTATATACGAATCTTATGAAAGGAGTGTGCCTAGTAGCAACATATATATCAACTTATCTAGTATCATTAATAACAACAAAATAAAGAGCCAACATTTAGTCAGCTCTCATTTATCTTTTTTCACACTACTATTGTAACACTTTTTATGGTAGCATTCAGTAGCATTTGGTAGCATTATTTTATATTATCAAAAATATTTAAAGCAATTCCATTCATCCTCTTTATATGCTCATAATTGTATCCCATTTCTGCAGCAATAACTACCAGGCTTTTTCCTTGTATATAAAACTTATCCAGTATATTTTTGTATGGTTGTTTTACCTTATCTAATTGCTCTAAAATTTGCATTTGCTTTCTATTTTCCTCTTTTACTTTTTCAAGTAGTTCATCTATACTATCTATCAGTTCTGCGATTTTTTCCGCTTCGCTATCTTGTATCTCTCTGCTTCCCTTTGGCATATCTGATAAAACACTAATCAATTTATTTATACTTGATTTATATTGCTCAATATACTCTATTCTACCTTTTATCCACTCTTGTGTATGTCTATAACCCTTTAAATCTTCTCTGTTCATTTGTACCTCCTACAATTTATATCTTTACATTCTCTGGATGCACTGTTAGTTTGGGTGGTTCAATCTGCTGTTTTAGCACTCCTAGTTGATACAGACTGAACGTTTCCTTATATCCGTACTTCTTATTTTTGTATAGAAACGTTGTTGCATTGTTTCTTTTTACAAACTCATATTCTTGTTTATCCTTTATTACTACTCTTGGTATCTTCATATGTTTTCCTCTTTCTTTTTCAAATTCAATACATTTTATACTTGTTTTTGAGAACTTCACTTAATTTTTTATATAAACTTTACTGTTTTTTGTTTATTTTGTAATTTATAATAATTCTTGTAATGTTTTTATTCTTTCATCAGTTCTAATCTCTAAACACCATAATACAGTTTCTTCTTCTTTAGTTTTTGATTTTTCTCTTCGTCTAGATATATCTTCTAATTTACCTTTCAATTCTTCTATTGTATCTTCTATTTTTTTCTTTGAAATATAATTCTTATCTACATAGTCTAAATCTAATTGTTTTGAGTATTCTTCATTCTCTTTTTGTAGTTTTTTTATATATTCTTTATAATGTTCAATTTGTTTGTTTAATATATAATACTGTTGATTTTCTACTATATATGCAACAGCACTTCTCTTTGATTTCTGACCATCTTCATATCCTTGCATATATCCTAACGCTTCATTTTGTGCTAATGCTATCATTTGATAATTATTATTCCTATCTTTTTTTAATTCTTCATTCTCTTTTTTTAATTTTTCTATTAGATTTAATAAAATTTTAAATCTAATTTGATGATTTTCAAAGCTATCTTCTTCCGTTATTCCTAATGCCTTCAATAAATTTTCAGTATCAAAATCTACACTAAAACTAACTTCTTTGTTTTGATAATATTCAATAGCTTTCTTTTCTTCCTCGTTCATAGCTCACTCCTCACAGTAATGTAAAATATCATTTTCCATTTTATATGTTTTTTTAGTATGTATATCTACATAGTATATTATCTCATTTTTGTAATCATCTTTAACAGGTTCTATTGTGATTGTCCCACTTGTAGTTATATTCAACGCAATACTTATTATTGCAATGAGTGTTCCTGCAAAAAATCCCAAAATAAATCCTCCCAATCCATCCATAATTTATTCCTCACTTTCCAATAGTTTTTGCAGAACTCTCTTTTGCTTGCCTAACTGTATTATTACTGCATCATTGTGTTCATAAGCTATCATTTTGTTTATTTCTTCTATCTTGTCTTTTATTTTTTGCTTTGGAATATAATTATTATCTACTATATTTTTATTTTTTTCTTGTATATCTCTAAACTTTTCGTATGTTATTTTAGATTTTTTTAATTCTTCATTCTCTTTTAATACTCTTTTATAATCTGATAAAATATGTTCCAAACTTATTAAATCTTCTATATCTAATATTGCTGTTATATTTTCATCTTTTGCATCTATTTCTTCTTTAGATAATTCTATTATTTCTTCTATGTTCTTTATATCTTCTTCTATACTATTTCCTTTCACTAGAACACCTCCTAATTTTTTGCTTTAAAATTATAGATTGGTTTTATTATTTTTTTAATCTCCACTGTGTCTTGTATATTCTCTATTATTTCTTGCATAGATTTATACACAAACGGAGCTTCATCTATCGTTTCTTCTACAACTGATGTTGTATATATACCTTCCATAGCTTTTTTAAATTTTTCTAGTTCGAACGTTTTTTTTGCTTTCATTCTTGACATTATTCTTCCTGCTCCATGTGGTGCGGATTGATTCCAGTCCTTATTTCCTTTCCCTGCCGCTATAATACTTCCATCTCTCATATTTATTGGTATTAGAACTTTTTCACCTTTTTTAGCTGATATAGCTCCTTTCCTCACTATATTATCTTCAAAAGATATATAATTGTGTATTGTTTCAAATCTATTGTTCATAATAGGTGGATAATCTATTTCTGGAACATATGTTAATTGAAAATAGTTCATTAAAATTTCTTTTGCTATTTGCAATCTGTTCAAACTTGCATATTCTTGACATATTTTCATATCATGTAAATACATTTCTCTATATTTTCCTTCTAAATAGCATAAATCTTTTGGCAAATTAGGTTTATTGTTTTTATATTCTTTCTCTAATTCTTTTAATGCTTTTTGTATTTCTGATTTTTTCCCTTGTTGTTTATATTCATTAATTAATTTTTCTTTTTTATAAAAATATTCTTCTTTTCCAGAACATAATTCTATTGCTAAGTTTTGATAATAGTCAGCTACTTGTTTGCCTAAATTTCTACTTCCTGTGTGTATTACTAAATATTTGTTACCTTCGTCATCTATATCAACTTCTATAAAATGATTTCCACCACCTAATGTTCCTAATGCTCTAGCAAATTTTTTACTTTCTTTTAATTCTCTCAAACAATACAATTCTTTTATTTTTTCAAAATCCATTATTTTTTGTTTTCTTATATTTCTTCCTGCTGGTATATATTCATTTATTATATAGTCTAGTTTCCCTAAATCTAAATTGATATTACCTAATTCTACACATAGCATTCCGCAGCCTATATCTACTCCAACAATGTTTGGTATAACTTTATTTCCTAAATCGGCTGTAAAACCTATTACACAGCCTTTTCCAGCATGTACATCTGGCATTATTCTTACTTTACAGTCTTTAAATGGTTCTTGCTCTAATAATTCATCTATTTGTTTTATTGCTTCTTCTTCAATATTTTTAGTGAATATTTTTAAATCTCTATTAGCTGTTTTCACTATGTATCACTCCTCTCTAATTCTTCTAAAATTCTATCAATAGCATAACAATAAGGATAATTTCTATTGCCCATACCTTTTAAAGTATTTGACCAGTCTTTTAATAATGTTTTATTATACTCTAAATCATCATTGTATTGTTTATGTTCTATATAATACTTATACCAATATTCGCTTTTTTCTGTTGATGTCATAGTTTTGTCTAATATTTCAGTTATTGCCTTTCTTAACTTTAAATTGTTTTCATCTAAATTACTGTCAGTAATCATTACCCAACAATTTTGTAAAGTATTTTTCGTTTCTTTAGATATTTTCTCTTTGTCCATATCTTATTTACTCCTTTACTGCTAAATTTGCTTTGATTAAATCATATAATTTTTCTAAGCACATATTATCGTTTTCTCTTTCTTGTCTATACACAATCTTTCTATTCCACGTATTTATATAAATATAAGTTGCACCATCAAAATTTCTTTCAGTAAATTTATATTGTCCACAATCATCAAAGTATTTAAAACCATAAAGAATATTTAATTCTTTATTTTTAAAACCACCTGCCATTTAGCAATCGCCTCCATTCTCTGAAAGCAATTCTTCTATAATAGTATCTAAATCTATATTTGCCATTGCTGGAAGCCAATTTTTATATTCATTTGTCTTTATTATATAAAATGAATTTTTTTCAAAGTTTACCACATCTTTTATTTGATAAAACATATCTGTGTATTTTTGAATAGAAAATTTTGTCATTATTTCCTTATTATAGTCAACATTTTCCTTTATTTCTATATCAATGTTTGGTTTTTTATCACAAATTACTAACTCAAATATAGAAAATCTATTTACAATTTTCGGATATATTATAACTTTTATAAATTTATTTTCTTTATTAAATATTTTGCTAAAATATTTAATAAAAACTTGGCTATATTTTTTTAAATCATTTATTTTTACTTCTTTTAAATCTACATCATCTCTTATTTTTAACATATCTATTCTCCTCCTAAATCATTTTCCTTTACAAGTTCTAATATTATTTTTATATCTATATTAGGAATTATTGCATGTATGCGTTCTGCTTTATATTTTTGTTTAAGCTTTTTTACAATTTTCTTTGCTTCTTCTTTTTCAACTTTCTTTATCTGGAATCTATATTTTCTTGCATCATTTCCAATACAATTGAATAAACAAGTATTAGCTCCTTTTTCTGTTGTCTCACAAATTCTTGGAAATTGAAACTCTTTTTTAAAATCATTCCAAATCATATATCTATATTCCATCTTCTCCTCCTATTTTATAACAATTAGCCTCAAACTGTTCATGTGTTAGTATTTCTAGTAATTCATATTCTCCATTTTTAATACTTTCTATTAATTCTTTATATTTAATGTCTGATGTACATTCATCTATTCCTAAAAACAATATCGTTTTATCACTTCTAACCTTTAGAACATCTTTATTTTCTATTAAATCTATTAATTGTTTGCTGTGCTTTACTATATTTTCTTTTTCATGAAAATAGTAAAAATCATTACTTAGTTTGTTTCCATTTATTAATATAACTTTATTTTTAATTGTTTTGCCTTCAGAATCTTCAAGCCAAGCAAATTTAATAATTTTTCCAAAATTAGTTCTTCCATATTTTCCTATTTCAATTTTATCTTCCATATAAACCTCCTATTGTTGCAGAGCATCTATAAGCTCTATCTGTTGTTCTACTTTATTTTGTAATTCGTTAATTTTTTTCTGTTTATTCTCAGAATCTATCATTTCAACTGCAATAAAATATATGATAATGCATAATGCTATTAATGTCATACATATGTAACATGTGATATTTTCAATCGTTTTTCTATAATCCATTGTTTAACTCCTCCAATTCTACTATTACCTTACTACTATTCGAATACTCAAAGCTGTCAGTAAAGTTAGTTACTATTTTTCTATTATCGTCTCGTAGGACTCCTGCTTGTACTAATGCATCTAATATAAACTTTTTAGCAAAGCAAATATTGTCTAAGTCTCTTCTTTTATTCTCTTCTATCCATGTAAAATGACCAATTACGGGCTTGTCTATTTTGATATTCCCTAATTGCTGTTTTATGCAATTAATTATGTATTGCTGTTCTTTCTTTTTTGCTTCAGCTCCTGCATACTTGTTCGTTCTGTTATATTTTGTATATTCGTTTACTCCCATAAGTCTTTTATTAATTTCAAATTTATATCTCATCTTTTGTCCTTTCCGCTAATGTATCAAAACTTATTTGACCATCTGCTAATATTCCGTGTAATCTATCTAAACTTATTTTGTGATATTCTGGATCTATCTCTATTCCCAAAAATTGTCTTTCCAGTTCTTTAGCAGCTACACAAGTTGTTCCACTTCCGCTAAAACAATCTAGAACTATATCGCCTTTATTACTTGAATTTTCTATAAGTGTTTTTATTATTGACAAAGGTTTAATTGTTGGATGCTTGTATTTTTTCTTGTCTTCTACATTGCACTTAGTCGTCCAAACAGTTCTTTTATTTTCTACTGTTCCTTTAAGTTCTACGCCTTTATCTCTAAAAAATAAGCAATATTCTTTATCACATAAATACGTCCCATTAATCGTAGGAACTGGATTTGTTTTGTGCCATATTAATATTTCGTACAAATTGGTCTTTGCTAAGAAATAGTCTAAATACTTCTTTATTTGAGCCTTAGAACACCATATATATATATTAATTCTCTTCATTACCCTGCAAAATTCATCTAATATTTCTTCATTTATTCCTCTATCGAATTTTCCCTGAATGTTATCTAAAAATCGAGTTTTCCTATCTTTCAAAATTCCTGCTCCAGTTGTTATTATTTCGTATGGTGGATCTGTAATAATTAAGTCAATACTTTTATCAGGAATATCTTTTATTAACTTATAACTATCTCCTAATGTTATTGTATTTAACATGTTTTCAAATTTCATCTTAATTCTCCCTTTAAATTCAGTTCAATTTGTTTTCCTTGGTTATTTGTAACATATTTGCACTTCTTAACTCCCCTAAAATAGACACTCTCTAATTGTTGACAGCCTCTGCATAGTCCATATCTCAAGGCTTTTGCACAGATACCGTTCTAATTGTGGATAACTCATATCATTCTCCTAATAAATTCGTGTAATATGGTTCATATTCAAAGCTTCAAAACCCTTTAATGTTCTTTCGTAAACTGCTACTGTTTTGCCCGTATATTCGCATTTCTTTTTGTCTATCGCTTTAACCATTCCCATATCTGCTAATTCTGACAAGCGTGGTGCGGTGTAATTCCTTTCCGTGCTAGGAATAAATCCTAAATTAAATAACTCCACAGCTAACTCTTTAGCCGTCTTAGGCTTGTCCAATCTATTCAAAATTTGTATGTATCTTATTTTTGTTTTATCTTGTATATCATCAAAACTCATTTGTCTTGTGGTTTGTGTTATTGTACTCATTTGTTTTCGCTCCTTCCATTACAAACCTAGCTCTTTTAAAGTGTACCTCTCGTTTACTTCCATTCCTTTATACATACTGTTATCTGTTATGTGTGGAAAAATTAGTTCATCATTGTCCTCAAAAACTATTCTTAGATAAGGATTTATTCCCATTATTTCTTTTCTCTTTTGTATAAATTGTATTCTTTTTCTGAATGGTCTAATAACTTCTGTTAAATATCTCTTTTCTACTTCATCAAGTATTTCTTCTTTTCTTTCAAAGACAGTTTCATATTTGACTGGTCTTTCGACTTTGACTATGTCGTACTCTTCCTCTCCATCTACATCTTTCAAATCTTCTGTGTAATATCTTAATGATGCAAAGAGATCGTTTCCATACAATTTATCTCCAGATACAATTTTCTTTAGTCCCTTTCTGTATGTAACTATATCTCCATCCTTTAAGTCTAATTTTGTGAATTTTACTTTTGTAAATTCATCTTCTCCCATCCACCATAATTCGTTTTCTTTAAGTGAACTACATTTATAGTCTCTATCACTAATTTCCTCTATTTTTACAATCTCTCCAATATTAAACCCATGTCCATGTTTTTTGGCTATTACTTTTACTTTATCTCCAACTTTAAATTTCATTTATTTTTCCTCCTCTTCTAATCTTTTAATCTCCTATCTGTTTTATAAAGTTACTTTGCAATTTTAATAATTGCTCTTTCATATTTTCTGGCAATAATCTTTGTTCTCTTTGTCTTTCCGTTATTATCTCGCATTGCTTTAAGAATTGCCCTTTTGTCACAGTATTTACTGTTGCTATATCCGTTCTAGCTAATTCTTTTACTTGTCTTACATTTCCAAAGAACTTCTTTACTTCTGGACTTGCTTTATCAAACTCTTCTTCTGTCATATATCCACCACTACAAATCATTGAATATGCTTCATTCCAAGCTTCTATTGCAGTATTTTGACTGCTTGGGTTTATCATCTCTATTGCATTTTTTCTTATGTCGTGTATCGTTGGAGGATATGGACTTTCTATTATTGTTTTCTTTACTGCTTGCAAAACTAACTTATAATCTAAATCCCCTAGACATTCATACCAAGTATTTAACATTAGCTCTTTTTGTTTTTGTGATTTGTTTGATATAGCTTCATAGTTACCAGCTAAAAGAGTTATTATTTGCACCATTTCTGTCCTGCTCATCTTTTTCTTTTGCCTCCTTCCATAAATCCACAAAACCGTCTATTTTGTCTCTTTTTTTGTTATTATATTTTCCCTCTAGTATGGAAACTGCCTTATCTGGTCTTATAATAAAGTCAAAGTCTGCTTTCCAGTTTCTATCGTTGTCTCCTATAAGAAAATCACTAGTATTTGCTATTATGCAAACATCTATAAATTGCTTTTCTGTTAATTCTTTTAAAAGCTTATTTATGGCTGTTTTTCGTTTTGAAGTGAGCTTTTGAACTCGCGGAAGGTTTGGACAATAGGAATTGTAAATTCCTATAATATTATTATATTTATCTTTTACTTCTACTTTTTCATCTTCATTTACATCTACTTTAACATCATCATCTACATCTTCATTTACATTATCAGTTATTTTTGTTATGCCGTGTTATATCATTTATAACATTGTTATTTTTGTTATCTTCTGTTATAACATTGCTACTTTTGCTATCTTCTACTATAACTTCGTTATTTTTGTTATTCCATCTATTTGCCATTCCCTTCTTGCCTGCTTCACTTCTTTTATTCTTTGTGCCTTCCCATTTATCTCTATCTCTGTCTAGTTGTGCTTTTATAAACGAGAAAGCCATCTTCAATGTACCTTCTAGTTTAGGTTCTTGTTTTGTTTTCTCGTATTGCATTATTGCTCTTATAAGTTGCCCTAATTCTTCATCTGTTAATAAATTAAATTGTTCTTCATAGTCTAAATACATTAGAAAACTAACTTTCTCCATATGTTTTCTCCTTTCGTTAATATGAAAGGACATAGAAATCTTATAAGAATTTTATAAGTATATGTTTCTATGCCCTCCTTTCATAAATAATTTTTTCCATATCTTTTCATAAATTCTTCTTTTGTTTTGTTATAATGTTCTTGCCAAGCTTTTTGAGCTTCTGCTTTTAACCATTCCCATTTTTTAGGGTTCAAATGTATCGAGTCATTGCTTGTCCTATGCATATAAGGTGTTATAAATATTACTAGTCCATCTTGAATAGATTTGTCTCTGTTTCCTGTTCTACCTTCAAAAACTTCATGCCTTTCACTTCCAGCAAATCTTTCTGTTGAATAAAATGAATTTTGAGGCATTATGCTATATTCTTTCATTTTCTACCCACTTCAATCTTGCAACTTCGTTAGGTGTTAATGTGCATATTCCTTGTTGTTGTGCTTCTTGTATTACACCATCTAAAAGTATCTTAAATTCGTTTTTATCCATTTGAGAACTGCCTTCGTATACTTTATATATCTTGAAATTTACACCGTTTATTTGGGTTTCTCGTTCAAATTCGTAATATTTAAAAAACTTTGATACATCAATATCAGCTC